CTCAAACTTAAGGTATTTGATGCTTTTATAAAAACACCACCTGAATCTGGTAACTTTGTCATACTTAATATAACTGAGGATGATATTGAAAAAGAAGGTGGTTATCCTTTACCAAGAAAAAGATTAGCTGATATTACATTAGAAATATTAGGCAAAGGTGCATTAGGGGTTGGTTATGCTATATCTTTTCCACAAGCTGATAGGTTTGGTGGTGATGAAGATTTTGGTAGGTCATTAGGATATGCACCAAGTGTAATAGCAATGTTTGAAGATGGTAAAGGTAAATATCCAAAACCTACAGGCACAGTAATTAAAGGACAAGATAATGGTGGTTTTGTATCTACGGGAGTTAAAGAAAACCTGTTTCTCCTCTCTAAAAATACTCTACAAGGTTTAGCTATAGCTCCCACAGATATTGACCAACTTGTAAGAAGAATACCTTTATTAGTTAAAACTCCTGATAATAATTGGATACCTAGTTTTGGAACACAAATATATAAAGCTTTATTTGGTGTTAAAACTTATATTATAAAAACTAATGATAATGGTATTGAAGAAATATCAATACGAGGAATACCACCAGTAAAAACAGATAGTCTTGGTCGTAAGTGGATTAGTTGGGTTGATACACCACAAACAGATTTACAAGAAATGCAAGTCAATGGTAAGTTTGTAATTATTGGTGTAACTGCAAATGGAGTCATGCCACAAATAGCAACACCTGTTGGATTATTAGAACCACATAAAATACAAGCAGCACTAGCAGAATCAATCTTAATACAAGATAGTCCTTATATTCCTGATTGGCATTTAGCAGTTGAATTATTAATTTTAGTGATAACAGTAATTTTTGTTTGGTTATGTATAAATATTTTTGGAATGACGCTAGGAATAGTATTTACCAGTATATTATTCTTTTTAACAATATTTCTTGGACATTATCTAATACAACGTGGAATACTAATAGATGTAAGTTGGACATTAATTTCACAATTTATAACAGCATCAATAGGATTTTATTTAAGATTTAGAGAACAATATAAATTGAGACAACAAATTAAAAAACAATTTGAACATTATCTTGACCCAAGACAAGTTAAACAATTACAAAATAATCCTAATTTATTAAAATTAGGTGGAGAAAAAAAATACGCTACTTTTTTATTTACTGATGTTAGAGGATTTACTGCTATGTCAGAAACTCTTGAACCAGAAAAAGTAACTTACATAATGAATAAAGCTTTGACTGCACAACAATCTGCAGTACAAAAACATGGAGGAATGGTAGATAAATATATAGGCGATGCAATGATGGCAATATTTAATGCACCTATAGATTTGTTAAATCATCCAAAAATAGCAGTTGAGTGTGCTTTTGATATTATAGAAAATATGTCTATTCTTAATATAGAATTACAAGAAGAAGGATTGCCACCCATAGCTATTGGTATAGGTATAAATACAGGAGATGCAGTAATAGGCAATATGGGTTCTGAATTTAGATTTGATTATACTGCTATTGGAGATGCTGTTAATACAGCAGCTAGATTAGAAAGTTCTACTAAAGAAAGAAATGTAGATTTATTAATTGGAGAATCTACTGAAAGTTTATGTGGTTATCATTTAAAAAAACTAGAACCTATTAAAGTAAAAGGTAAATCTAAACCATTAAAAATATTTACTTATGAAAAAAATACTTAACAAAATTAAATTAATTATAAAATGGGTTATAGAGTTATTTAAAACACGATACAAAGTTACTGTATCTTTTAATAAAGAATATGGCGATGCAGATGATAGAAGTTATATAACTAAAAAAATATTAATACAAAAAGAAAAACATCTTAAATTTCGTGATGAAAATAATAAACTTGTAGAATACAGAAGTGCAGCAGGTTTAAATTACATAATAGAGGATATTTAATGCAACAAATATTAATAGGAATAATTTTAATTTTAGGATTGAGTAGCTATTGGTTATATAATGAAAATGTAACTTTAAAAGCTAATAATGTTGCATTAGAAGGTGCTATAGCTACACAAGAAGAAGCTATTAAATCTTTACAAAATGATTTTGAATTACAAACAACACAAATGAATGAATTATCTATAAAAAGTCAAGCAGCACAAAGAGAATTAAATAGATATACACAATTTTTACAAAACTATGAACTTTCTGCAAAAATATTAGCAGACCCAGTAGAAATGCAAAGGAAAATAAATAATGGAACTAAGCACATCATGGAAGATATTGAGAAACTCAGCGACACAGTTGATACTCTTGATGATGGTTTGCAGTTGCAGTCTGATACCAACTAAACAGATTGAAGTAACAGCTAAACCAATGGATAGGAAAATAGTACAACCTATTATGCCTAGAGAAATAGATTTAAAAGAACCTATGTGGATAGTAGTTACTCCTGATAATTGGGAAGAGCAACTTGCAAAGATAGAACAACAAGAAGGTGAACTTGTATTTTTAGCTATGACCATACCTGATTACGAAGTAATGGCTTACAATATGCAAGAGTTAAAAAGATATATTACGGAGTTAAAAGATGTTGTTGTGTATTATAGAAAAGTTACCACAAATACAAAGGAGCAATAATATGAAAATATCAAAAGAAGGTTTAGCTTTAATTAAAAAGTTTGAGGGTTGTCCAACAGATAAAGATGGTAATGTTATAAGTTATAGATGTGCAGCCAATGTTCCTACAATAGGATATGGCTCAACTAAATATAAAGGTCAACCAGTTGAAGATAATATGAAAATTAGTATGAAAGAAGCAGAAAATTTACTAAAACATGAAATGGATGAGTATGAAGGTTATGTAAATCATATGGTTAAAGTTGATTTAAAACAAAATGAGTTTGATTCATTAGTTGCATGGGTATTTAATTTGGGTCCATCAAACTTTTCTAGCAGTACATTATTGCAGAAAATTAATATGAAAGATTGGGATGATGTTCCTAATCAAATTAAAAGATGGAATAAAGCTGGAGGCAAAGTATTACAAGGTCTTATAAGAAGAAGAGAAGCAGAAGCCTTACTTTTTGAAGGCAAAGAATGGCATGAGGTATAATAATGCCATTAGCCAAATATGTATTTAGACCAGGTATAAATAAAGAAGGTACTAATTATAGTAATGAAGGTGGTTGGTTTGATGCAGATAAAGTTAGATTTCGTAAAGGCAGACCAGAAAGAATAGGTGGTTGGCAAAAACAAAGCACAAATAGTTTTATAGGAACTTGTAGAAAATTATTTGTATATAAAGCATCTGATGGCACTAATTATATAGCACTAGGAACACATCAAAAATTTTACATATTAATAGGAGAAACTTTTAATGATATTACTCCAATTAGAGCTACAACTACTAATGGCATAACTTTTGCAGCTACTAATGGTAGCACTACTATAACTGCAACAGATGATGCACATGGTGCTGTCGAAGGTGATTTTGTAACAATAAGTGGTGCAGTTTCTTTAGGTGGTAATATTACTGCTGCTGTATTAAATCAAGAATATCAAATAACTGGTATACCAAGTGTTGATACATTTACTTTTACAGCTTCAGCTACAGCAAATGCAAGTGATAGTGGTAATGGTGGTTCTGGAGCAGATGCAGTTTATCAAATTAATACTGGTCTTGATGTTTATGTGCAATCTACAGGTTGGGGTGCAGGAACTTGGGGTGCAGGAACTTGGGGTTCTGCTGTTGATTTATCATTAACTAATCAATTAAGATTATGGTCTATAGATAATTTTGGCGATGATGTTATTTTAAATCCAAGAGCTGGTGGTATTTTTTTCTGGGATGAATCATCAGGAACTAATACAAGAGCAGTAAATGCTACAAGTTTAACTAATGCTAGTGATGTGCCAACAGCAGTATTACAAGTTATGGTTTCTGATGTAGATAAACATGCAATAGCTTTTGGTTGTAATCCTATAGGTTCTACTGATATTGACCCTTTATTAGTAAGATTTTCAGATACAGAAAGTATTATAGATTGGACACCAACCGCAACTAATCAAGCTGGTGGAGTTCAATTATCAATGGGTTCTACAATTATAGGTGCATTAAGAACTAGACAAGAAATATTAATTTGGACCGATGCTGGAATAGTTTCTATGAGATTTGTAGGAGCACCATTTGTTTTTTCATTTAATGAAGTTGCACATGGTCCATCTTTAATATCTCCTAATGCAGCAGTTAATGCTAATAATCAAGTTTATTTTATGGATAGCGGTGGATTTTATAGTTATTCAGGTAGTGCACAAAGATTACCTTGCACAGTATTAGATTATGTATTAGGTGATTTAAATAAAGGACAATCATTTAAAGTTTTTGGTGCAGTAAATGATAATGCTAATGAAATAATGTGGTTTTATCCATCAGGCGATAGCTTAGAAGTAGATAAATATGTTATGTATAACTATTTAGAAAATGTATGGTCTATTGGCACTACATCAGATAATTTTGTAAGAACTGCCTGGGATTCTGCTTTAATATTAACAAATCCAATAGCAGCAAGTAAAAATAGTAGCACATCTAATAATAATTATATTTTTGCACATGAAATTGGTCATGGAGATGATGGTAGTAATTTTACTGCATACATAGAATCTAGTGATTTTGATTTAGACCCAGATGGAGAAAAGTTTATAGCAGTAAACAAAATAATACCTGACATTAAATTTAGAGACCAACAATCTACATCTGATGATGTAACTATAACAATTAAAGGTAGAAATTATCCATTAGAAGATTTATCTACTTTATCTACTGTATCAGTTACACCAGCTTCTACATTTACTAATACAAGAGCTAGAAGTAGACAATGTGCTATTAGAGTATCTAATTCATCAAATGATTATGGTTGGAGACTTGGTGATTTAAGATTAGATATTAGACCAGATGG